GTTGGGTGACGCCTTGAAAGCGGAACAGGCCAATCTGGCCAAGGCGGGTGTAAAGATTGGGCAGGATGTTGATGGCCTGCGTCATCTCGGCGAGCGAATAGCCGCCCGCGTCAAACGGGTTGCGGGTAATTGTCATGGGGAACTCCGGGGGATTGAATGGGAAGGGGGAATGTCGTGCGGCCAGATCAGGCGGTGTCGCGCGCAAGGATGCCCAGCGCTGCCAACTGGCTGTGCTTGGTGGCGGTCTTGGCCGCGTCATCTACGGTGGCGTCAAACACAAGCGCCGCTTTTGCGACGATGGCGGGGCCGCGCACGATAACCAATCCCGCCGCATCGGCGGACGTGGCATCAGCTGCGTAGAGTAGAACAGCAGCTGCGGTTTGCGCCCCATCTGTGCCACCCGAGGTCGCAAGCTTGTATTTGCCACTGGCGGTAATCCGGCCGAGCACGGCGCCAACGGGATAGGCGCTGCTCGCCAGCAGGGTGATCGTTTCGCGGGTGAAGTTTGGGTTGAGCTCGTATTTGAGGACATCGCCCATGGAGGGCGGTTGGGTCAGCACGGACATGGGGTATCTCCAAAGATATGGGGGACAAAAAGAAATCCCCCGCCGGGGAGGAACGACGGGGGATCAGGTGGGCGGTCAGGTATCCGGGGGGGGTAAGCGCTTCAGTGTCGACTGCCGGCTGATGCAGCTTTCTTTGCGGCAGCCACGATCGGGCTCTCTGCGTTTTTTGGGATAATCGGCGAAGGTGGTGCTGCGACGATGTCCCGGGCGTCAGCTGCCGCGCTGGCGCGTTCCAGAACTAGCCGACGCAAGGCTTCAGGTGCGGTGCCATCGCGCAGCGCTTTTGCTGCATCGATTGCGATGCCAAGGCGCCCCGCTTGCGCCGCAATATCGGCGATTTCCGCCGCCGCCTCGCGCATTTGCGCCGACAATTCTGCTAGATTGCTGGATTGCGCTGCAACTGGGACGGCGGCTGTCGCCGATGACGCGGGCAGTTGAGATGTTGTAGGCTGTGGGGCCGGAGCAGCAGGTGGAGCATCGGCGGCATCTGTTTCGCTATTCGCAGTGTCCATCTCGTCTGGCCCTGTGTCCTGCAGGCTGTCTTCGGGTTCGTTCTTGGTGGCCATGAGTGCCTCCTGTCTGGGTTGAGGAAGGGATGCGCGCTGAGTGCGCAGAGGTGGGAGCATCGGTGCGCTGACCAGCATCTGCCGAAAGGTGGCAAAGCCGCGCGCCAGATCGGTGACTTCGTCAGCAAGGCCTGCGCCCACAGCGTCCGCTCCGCGATAGGTTGCGGCCTCGGTTGCCAGTGCTGCCTCCTGGCTAAGCCTGCCAGCGCGGCCAGCCGCGACAGTTTCGGCGAACAGAAAGCGCAGCACGTCGATCTCGCGCTGGATGTTTGCGCGCACTCCCTCGGGCAGTGGCTCGTAAGGATTGCCGTCAACCTTGTGCTGTCCGGAATGGACTAGGGTGACGCGCATGCCGTCCTGATCCAGCTGGCCGCTCAGATCAGCATGCATCACAACGACGCCGATGCTGCCCAGCGCGCCGGTGCGCGGCAGCAAGATCCTGTCAGCCTGAGATGCCAACGCATAGCCTGCCGAGAAAGCGTGTTCAGCGACAAAAGCCCAGACCGGCTTGCTGCTCCGGATGGCACGAATGCGGTCTGCCAGATCAAAGACGCCAGCCACCTCACCGCCGAAGCTGTCGATGTCCAGCGCAATGCCCCGCACGGCCGGATCGCTGGCTGCGGCGTCGATCTGGGCTGCGATCCCTTCATAGCTGGTCTGGCCGGAGGATTGGCCGATCCAGCTGCCTCGGTGGATCAGCACGCCCGCGATCTCGATCACGGCGATGCCATCTACAACTGGATAGGGTGCATCGCCATGTTGGCGCAGGCGCTCTGCAAGGTTCCCTGCAAGAATGCTAGCCCGGGCGGGCAGGGCGGTGGTGCCAGGCGCATCGGTCACATCGCTGCCTGGCAGTTTCAGCTGCCGCCCAAGGATGCGCGGCCCAAGGCCGGACAGAAACGCCATGGCTTTGGAGGGCTCAACAAGTAGCGGCGTGTTGAACGCGCGCGTGGCAATGCGGGCGTGGAGCATCAGGATTGGTCCTCTTCAGTGCGAGAACGCGCGGTCACGTCATCGGCTGTGTCATCGCTGCCATCATCATCTTCGCTGTCGTCGTCGTTGACCGGCACTGCCTGCACGCCCTGCGCGGGCGAGCCCGGGCGGCGGAAGTCGAGGCCCAGCGTACGTTCGCGAGCCCGTTCGGCCGCGATCTCGCGATCAACCTGTTCGGCGTCATAGCCGCGCTCGGCGATGGCCTGCGTCCGGGATTTCAGCCCCGCTTCAATCGAGGCGATTTCAGCATTGGCGTCTTTGAGCGGATCGACCCAATCCCATTTCGTGGGCAGCCAATCCGCAGTGAGTAGCTGCACGCGGTTCGCCTCATAGCCGGGCAGGGCGAGAGCACCGGAGAGCACGGCCGCATCCATCCATCGCGCATAAACAGGGCGGCAGAGCTGATAGACCATGACGGAATGCTGCCAGGCTGAGACACGGCGGCGGAATTCGATCAGGGCGAGCCGTGAGTTCGAGAAGTTCCCCTTCACCATGTCATTGGCGATGTAGGGGTAGGGGATGCCAAGTGCGGCCGAGATTTGCAGCAGTGTGCGGTATTGAAATGGCTCATAGGTTCCACCGCTGTCAGCGGGTTGGCCCACGGTTACATCTTCACCTGGATCGAGCCGGACAATCTGGCCCGGGCTGATTTCAATACCGGCGGGCGTTTCGTCATCCTCGGTCAGCGCCAGCGGGTTCTCTGGCGCGGGCGAGGTCACGAACATCGCATACATCGCCGCGACCTTCTTCCGGTCGAGTTCAGCATCGTCATACTGATCGAGCAGGAACAGCTTCACGATGGCGGGTGCCAGTTTCGACACACCACGTAGCTGCCCGCCCTCGACGGGATCAATGACATGGATGACCTCAGATGCTGGCACGCGGACAATCTCACCTGCCAACCCCGGATCGGTGCTGTCGCCCGGATGGCGGCGGAAAAAGTGATAAGCCACCCGCCGTCCAATTCGGTCAAACTCAATGCCCTGCCGGATGGCGTTGCCGTTGGCCGCGATCCCCGTCTGTTCCAGCGGCAACATCTCCGCAGGCAACATCTGCAGCTGGAGGGGGACGCTCAGCCCATCGCCCGGGCGGCGCATGCGGATGCGGAAGAACACCTCGCCTGCCAGAAACACCTCACGCGCGGCGCGGCGCTGCAACCCATAGAAGTCGGTCAGCCCCTCCGCATCAGCCTCGTCGGTCCAGGCGAGCCAAAGACGCTGCAGCTCTTCCTTGCGCACCGCATCCCCGATTTTTGATATTGGCTTGATGCCATCGCCCACGGTATTAGCAGCCCAGCTTTCCACGGCATTCACCGCATAGCCGTTATTGCGCACCAGCCAGCGGGCGCGGGCGGTGATGTCGGGGCCAGAGGCTGCGATCAGCGCGTTGACATGGGCCCGTGTTGCCTGGAATCCGCGCAGGCGGCGGTGATGCTGGCCAGCATCGAACCCACCGATGAAAGCGCCCAAACGCTGCCGCCAGTTCATCACAGATCCTTCACGGCATAGGGGCGCAAGATGCGCCCGGCGCCGCGCTCAAGCTTTGCGATACGGCGCTCAATATCCCCTATCGCTGCAGCAAGCTCTGCGTCCGAGCCATAGGTCACGGTCTTGCCGTCATAGCTGACTGACCGTGTGCCGCTGTAACGCGCGGCCAGCAGCGCGCTGTGGCGGGATTTGAGATCATCGAGGGTCATTCGTCATTCCATGTATTTGGGCGTGCTGATCTTCCAGCCACGCCGCCGTGGGGTGGTGATGCGCCCGGCTTGTGGTTCGGTCGATTTCTCGGTCTCTACGGTTTGCGTGATTGCTGCCGTTTGCACGCCCGCCTGCTTCTCCAGCTGCCGCCACATCCGCTCGTCGAAGCGATCTGCCCCAAGGATCCATGCGGCAGCCCGCGCATAAACGCGGGTATCCAGCGCCTCGTTGCGTTCGCGCAGCTTCTGCCATTCCTGCCGGGCAAAGCCGCGCTTGTTGCGGATAGTGACGAGCTGTTCACCCACCAGCTGTTTGAGCCATTCGCTGTCAGCCCAGTCGGGGAGATGGATCGTGCCGGCAGGATCAGCCACGCCAAGTGCACGACCTTCATTGCTCGGGCGCTCGATGCGCAGATAGCGATAGGTCTCGGCCTTGAAGGTGGCTGTGGCCACCGTCCAGAGCCGTGCACCGCGCTTCAGTTTGCGACCATTCACTGTGGCATCGACAAAGGTCGGCCCCGATACCGGTGTGGCTCGGTTGAACCCTTCCAAGCCTTTCACGGGTGCTACTTGCGCAATGCCCTGTTTGCGCGCCCAGGCATAAACAGCGGCGGACTCGTAGCCGGTATCAATCGCCAGCTTTGCCAGCGTCATGATCGCACCGTTCTGGTGCGTCCAGGTCTGAGCCAGTAACGCTGTCAGCTTGTCCCAACAGGCAGGATCATCCGGCCCGCCTGGGATAACGATGTGATCGACGAGCCAACTTTCCAGACCGCGGCCCCAAGCCCAGACATCGACCTCGATGCGGTCTTTCTGCACATCAGCCCCGGCGGTGAGGAACAAGCCAGCCATGGGCACCTGCGCGGCAAACACCTCGCGCCGATCCGCAAGCCGCTGCCATTCCGGGGCCTCACCGCTCTCAACCCATGTCTCGCCCAAGAGCGTGTTGCGCGCAGCGCGCAGCATCTCGTCCGAGCCTTGGGCTGCCAGCCAGTCCCGCGCGATCTGCTCCCAGCTTTTCCAGCCGATCGGCGAATAGAGTGCGGAGAGGTGGAAGCCGATGGCATGCGGGTTGTCGGAAACCGCTGTGCTGCGCCATTCACCACGCTCGAGCATCTGCGTCTTGTGGTGTTCGGCGATAGACTTCTCACAGCCCTCGCAATCGTAGG